AGCCAAAGATGTACTCAGCAAACATCTCAACTCCCAGTGCAATAGGCACTGGCTGTGCTAGCTGGTAAGCCAGTGGGAACGGCAGTACAAAGTTACGAGGATTCCACTCCATCAGGATAGCGCGGTCAACTCCAGCTACACCAGCTCCGGTCAAGTAACGCAGAGGCTTGATAACAAGCTCTTTGCCGGTGGTTGCGGTATAGATGTTGTTCTTCTTGAGGTATTCCATGGCCGATACCGCGATTCCAACCGAACCAGTGCCAATAACAAACGCTGCAGTCAACATGGCGAATTTGGCAGGAGGCAGGAACAGAACGCCAGGCAGATGAACCGTTTTGCTGGCTGTCCAGGTTGCGCTGATAGCGTCATTGATAGAAGCCACCCAATCAGTAGGAGTACCATTCAGCCATGCAGCAACCGGAATTTTGGCAACTGTGGAATAGTCCAGGAACGGCACAAAGCCAGCGTTGGCATTGCCGAAGAAGAATGTACGCTCAATATGGTACTCGCCAGCTTTCTTCATGATCTCGCCATAGTCCTGGGCAAGAGCTGACTGGTAACCAAACTGATGCCGGCGAGCTTCAGAGTCAGTAAGGATGGCTCCAACAGCGGCATCAAGGATAGGTACAGTGACCTGCCCTACGACTTGGCCAACACGAGGGATGTTCTTGGAATCCCCATTGACGAATCCGCCCATCCCCTTGATGTCACGGCTACGGTATACGTAGTTGATGGCGCCTGGATTGATGTCGGTTTTAATGGACTCAGGAGGCAATACTTCTCTCCAAAGAATCTCAGGGTAAAGAGCGTCATAGAAACCAGATTCAACCTGGTCAAAGACGCTGACAATCAGTTCAGTGGCAGTAATCTGTGTGCTACCGCCAAGTGCAAATGAGTAAGACATTGGTTTACCTCCTATCCTTTATTAGTGTTAGACCAGACCGAATTCGATGAGGCTGAGTGCAGGCACAAGAGCAGTTCCAGTTGCGGGCATAACCCACTTGGCTACAGTAGCCAGAGTTACAAACGTACCACCAGCAGCGCTGTTCTGATTGGTGAAATCACCAGGCTGATAAGTGCCATCAGTGCTTGCCACAGTGCACATATAGACGGTGTCCGTAACAGCAATGGTGTCAACCGCTTTGACATATACTCTGCCACCAGACCGTTTGGGGCGCAGAATACGACCAACACGACCTTTAGCATAGCCAGGAACACCATTCTCGTTGGACTGAGCAGTGGCATCAAACAGCAGAACACCACCAAAATTAGTTACGGTGTCCCCAGTAACCGGCAGACTGGCCAGAACGTCGGGTAGCTGCATATCGGTGGCAACACTAGCAGCCTGAGCAAATGTCACGCCTTTGCCACAAGCAATCCCCAAAGTCTCAGCGATAATCACGCTGTCGATATTGGCAACTGCTTCTTCACTGGCAAATGCCAGCATACCAGCCAGTCCACGACTTGGCTGATCAGTGTAGTTGGCCTGGACAGAGCCTCCCACAGTACCTCTGAATCCTGATGCAAATCCCATTTTAAGTCCTCCTTGTTCTCTTTGTATTTATTGTTGCTTGGCTTATTTACTTACTGGCGCCGTTACTTCAGGCCCAAACGCTCCCTGGAATTACGCACCTTGATCTCAGCAGTCTTGACTTCTTCAGTCTTGGTAACCATGCTGTTCATCAGCTTGGCGCCGGTTACTGTCTTGGTGTTCTTGGTATTACGAATGATCTGGACGTGTGCCTTGAAAGCACCACGTACACATTCCGGAGACATGTTCTCGGTATTCATGCCGGTCAGGGTCAACACCTCACGATGAAGCTTCTCACCATGCAGCGACTTGAGGCTGTTCTTGACCTTGAGTTTGTCTTCTTCCGGCAGCTCTTCACCCTTCTCGTTCTTGATGGCGCAGTTCTCCAGAATCTCTTCAGACTCAGCTTGCTCTGCATTCATCTCAGCCGCTTTGCCCTCAATAGCTTCATCGGAAAGCAGTTCATCCAGTTTCTCTTTGTACACGCTGAGTTCACCTTTCAGCTCTTCGATCTCAGCCTGCAACGAGGCCATATCTTCATTCTTACCGGCCAGCTCGTCCATGGAAGCGTCAAGCGATTTACTGGTGGTCTCTGATGCTGCAGAGTCCTCAGCGATAGCATCTGCTCCTTCCTCATCCGTATTGATGAACTTACCATTACGGAGTCTTACTTTAACCAGTTCCATCGTTCTACCTCCTGTTTTTGATTTGTCTTTGTTGAGGATACAAACGTCTGTCCCTCCTCTTCCTGTACCTTGTGCAATTACCGCTATGTGGTTGTACTTGATTCCTATCTGCCTAGCATCGTAGGGCTGACCGTCAAAATTTCCAGCTTCAAACTGAGCATCAGCGTGATAGGCAGCACTGATTTCAGGGTACTTACCAGCTTCAACATCAGCCATCGCCATCGGGTCTGTGATAAGCAAATCACATACAATATAAGCTCCTTCAACCCTTGGTGCCCCAGCAACATTCCCATGACGTCCTGCAGCGGCATTCGCAGGTGTTATCCAGCAGTGATCTCCTACCACTACCGGCATGCCTTCCAGAGTTCTGAGCGATTGCGCGGAACTCATTGTGTCCATACCTACAAACATGGACACCACGTCACCGGAAATGCTGTCAGGCACCCCAGCCAGCTCGCTCTTGTGGTAAGGCATGATACCTTCCCTCAGGATACGGGCTGGACAACGCAAGAATCCGTCTTCAGTACGCTCCCAACGAGGTCTGTCAACGGATACCTGAGTAAACTGATTTGAGATGCGGGTGGCCATGTTAGTTCTTGTCAGCGCAAAGGGTGATAGTGGCGTTGCCTGTGTACCTCTGGAATACGAAGGTACTTGCAGCAGCTTCAACCGGCAAATTGGTTTCCCCAGATGACGGCATATATGCGGTACTGGCAGAAGCCAGCCTACGCTTGACCACTACAGCAGCACCGTCAGTAGTTGAAAACGCTTTCCAGCTGATCATCTTGGTAGCAGCTACGTTGATTGTCCCTTCAGTTGTACGACCAGCTCCAATGGTAGTACAAACTGCACCTGCCACCTTGGGGACAGTCAGAGGAACAGCAAATGTACCAATAGCCGGGGTGTTACCGCCAGAAGTTCCCGCATACACAACAGCAGCAATCACCAGGGTCATAACCATAAACAACGCAATCATAATTCTTTTCATGTGCAATCCTCCTCTGTGCTTGTTTGTGTTTAAACTGAATGGTGATATTATTTCTTGACAGCACTTATACGTCTAATCTTTTTTATTGTTACTTGGGTTACAAACCTCCTTTTCAGTTATTTATTGCTCTCTGGCTAATGCAATTATCTTTTGTGGGTCAATTATAGGTTGCGCGTAACACCGACATTGGATTGCGCTTCCTGGATGGCCGTCTTGAGGTGGAGAATCCCATCTGAACTTCTTACCGTTGCGGTGATAATGGTCTCCATGGGTTTTGTTACCTTCAGGATACAGTCCCATTGGATTGCCTACCACCCTTTCATCCCCAGAGGTTCTCCAGATGTACTCATCAATGCCTATAGCTGTTTGCCTTACCTCGTTGAGCATCCCAGTTAACTTGCTTGTTTGGTCACGAGCTATGAGCTTTGCTCTCTTCTTGCTGACCTTGCCTATCTCTTGTATTTGTTGAAGCAATGATCGGTTTTCTGGCAATCTTCTGCCTGAGAAGTTGTCTGCTACAGCTTGAGCAATCTTACCCAAGTGTTGACCAGGTATGCTCTTGATGAGGTTTGCTGCCTCCATGCCTCCAATGGCCAGAGCCTCTTTGACTTCAGGAGCTTCAAACACTGCGGTCATATCAAGGCCAATAGCTCTTCTCAGAGCGGCATTCATCTGGCCTCTGGTGTGCTCATCCACTGAAGCTCTCCAACGATCTACCAGGTGCTTGGAGTACGTTGCGTATTCGTTAGTAGCCCATCTGAGGGTGCGTTCTATCTCCTCAGCAATCAGGTACAAAGATGCCTCATCCTTGATCATTTGCTTGATGCGCTCTGTAGCAGGAAACAACACTCTGGTCCAGAGTTCGGTAGCTTTCTTGGAGAACTCCTGCTGAACCTTCTTGGGTGGCAGTATTGGGGTCATCAGTTTGGATCTAACCTTTGACTGGAGTTTGATCTTGTCCTGCTTATTGAGATAAATGGGCATTGTTCAGCCTTTATAGCTGTTGTATCCTGAATTTGGTGGATGCTGAGGACTGGCAAGTAAACACCATCGTGGATATGTTGCTGAAAGTTCTAAACTTTTGTGCCACATTGGCATCCAAAGGCCAGTCACCACCAGTGCCATTCAAATACACAGAACTGTTGGCAGTAGCTCTGACGTTGATACCTGCCAAAGATCGTACACTATACTTGACAGCAGCCTTTGTTGTCTCCAAAACTACAAAAGCTGAAGGAACCCCATCTTGGATGAAGTTGCCATTGCCATCTGTTCCTTTGTTAGTTGGGGTAGGGAATAACCCTGCTCCTAGCAACACGATACAACTCAGCATCACTAGTCCTATCAACATTTTTTCTTTCATGATCTTGTCTCCTTTGGGTTATTCTTCGTCTGGGGTTTCTTCACCCTGGTCTGTGACTTCCTCACCATTTTCGTCCTGATAATGGTTGGTCTCTATCAATTTGAGTACCGCGTCGTAAGCAATCATTAATGTGCTCCTTGTGAGAACTGTTCCCACTGTTTGAATACTATTGGATCAATATAGCTATCCTTGGCCATTTTGATTGAATTACCTAGCTTTTGGGATACTACTTTGCATACTGCGGTTACTACTTTGGCATAGCTCTTGAAGTCTTTGGGAGCTTCCATCTTCCCAACCATCTCATAAGCTGTACCAGTAGCTACCTGAGTTCTGAAGTCCTTGACTTTGTAATGTTGGCTACCACCCAAAGTGTTGAGGTACTTGAGCACTTTGACATTGTTAGTATCTAGTACCTTACCTTGTTTGCCCATAAAGATACTAGCCAGCTTGGGGTCTTTTATCTCGTGTAGTTGAGCCTTGCCATGTTTGCCAGTGAAACCAAATGTCACTGTGTTGCCTTCAACCTTGATATGTTCAGAGGTAAGCGTGGTTGCTCCATAAGCTTGTTCATCTGCTTTAGTGTCCTTCTCTCCACCTACTCTGAACCCTGTTTGAGCTATCAGGTACAGAGCTTTAGCTTCCTCAGAGGTAGCCATGTCCTTAGTGATCTTGTTCATCAACTTTGGGTAATCCTTTGAGAAGGCTTTGAGCCGTGCAAACTTCTCTGCCGCTGCCTTGTTGTGGTGATCTTGAAGATAAATCCTCTGAGTCTGGCCTTTGCCATCTTTACAGGTTACTCTCTGTTCACCCTTGGCATTGATACCTATCTGAACGTCAGTCCAACTAGGAGCTATCTTGAAGCCTAATTCCTTGGCTTTAGCGTGAGCTGTGACATCAGACTCAGTATGCGATACTGGTGCCACTTCAGACTTTTTTGTAGTTGCCTTTTTGCCACCTCCAGAACCAAACTTACCATCACTGGTTCTGCTGTGCTTAGATTCATCAAAGTCCTCATTGACAAATGGTTGAGTGGTATCTCCTTCAGATAACCAGCTCTTGAACTGACCCAGATGCATTGGAGTTACTGTGCCAATACGCTCTTTGCCTTTGTTGTCACTGAATCCTGCTTTGTAGAGTGACAAAGCTTCACGTTCAGACAAGCAACCCAGGATGCACTTATGCTCATCAAATTCACCACTATCAAGGTCTAACTGGTCAATGACAAATATGAGCTCTGAATCCTCATTGTCACCTATATAGCAATCAACATGATCGCCATCAGCTCCTTCAGTGCATTTGATGTAGCCATAGTGAGCTGGTAGCTCAGATTGCCAGGGTTCTCCATCAGAACCAATGCCAGTTCTAATACTGCCTCTTGGGTTCTCCACCGCAATGTCCATTCCATGGAGTCTCAGGTGATGCTTCCTGTAGTTGCCAGCATCTATTTGAGCTTGTGTTGGGGTTGAGAGAACCTCAAGAGGCAACTGGTTAGTAAAGAGTTTGACAAGCTCTTCACCGCTTACTGTCTTGCTATGGGTGTCTATCTTCATCAGCCCAGCAGCTCTGAGCTTGCTGTAGTACTGTGGATCATCTTTCAGGTGGTCTAGCACAATCTGAGCAATTTTGTTCTGGTCGCCATTCACTTCCTCAAGATGTTCCTGCTCATCTTTCATGCCGGACAAAAACTCGCTGTGGAAAGTGTTTTGAATCGGTGTCTCAGGTTTCTTCTCTGATGGTTGCTTAATTCCAGTTGGCTGACCACCAAATTTGCTCCCAGTGCTGCTCTGACCCTTCAGCTTGGCTATCTCTTCATCTGGGTTCACCTGTTGGTCTTCGAGCATCTGCTTTTGCTCGTCCTGCATGTCCTCCAAGTTAGCCAGATCAAGGTCGTCAAGCTTAACGGATAGTGCTCCCTTGGCATTAAGCTCTTCCAATACCTTCTCAGGAGTGATCAACCCTTGCTCGTGAAGCTTGAGCACGTTGTCAATCTCAGCTGAAGCGGTCTGAGCTTGCTCAAGCTCTGAGGCGTTCCACAATGGCGGGAAATGAAAGTTGAGCTTGACTCGCTCTTTGGCCCAAAGGTTGGGATACAGTTGGAATCCTATGATATCATATACTCTCTTGAGAGCAGGAGCTATGCGCTGTTGCTGGAAAGCATCAATGACGTTGTAGTAGTTCTCAAGGTCTGACTCACCAGTGGCATTCAACCCTCCAGGAGCTTGACCCAGAAACCTTGTAGCCGGTATATCACTTGCTGCTGACAAAATCTGGATAAATGTGATGATCAATTCAGGTACAGAACCAAAGCTAGCTGCGCTTTGAGTGATGGTGGCCTTCTCCTTGTCAATCATGGCAGCACGATAGACTGATAATTGATTAGCTACATCCTTCAGAGCATTCATGTTGGCTTGGCCTGGGTTGGTGCTGTTGAGGTCTTGCATGTCGTTGACTGCTATGAGAATTGCATTGTTGACTTGTATTAATTGGTAGGCTGCTTGACGAGTGCCTACTGCCTTAATGATATCATCCCAGATAGGTGCCAGTTTGCTTGGTCCAAAGCCAGCGAGATTTGATCTGAAATTGGTCAGAGCAAAGTCATAGGGGTCAAACAAAGGCTCACCATCCCAAACCAAAGCTCGGCTAACGTGAAGCTCCTGGCCATTGACCAGAAACACATCAGGCCTCATATAGCCTTCAGACAAAGGGTTGGTATCCCAGGATACTCTTGAGATTCTTGATATTGGTATGGCATTACAGAACTTGAGCCTGTCACCATTTTGTGGATGGTACTTCTTAGCAGGGTCATCTTGGAGGTCCTCAAGCCCTAAGAATGTTAAGCATCCACCCAGCAAACGCTCTAACATCAATGATCGTTTGAGTACTTGCATGAAGCCCAATTGTTCGAGCTTGTTGTAGATGCCTTCAGCCATTTGCTCAGGTATATCTTGAGCTTCCCAGGGCTTGCGCAGGGCATCTTCAATAGGTATCCTGACTATCTTACGAGCTTCCCAGGACAACTCATAAAGATGCACATATTGCCTCCAACGGAACACATAATCCTGGGAGTCATATGGATTACTGGTGAAATCTGGTACGTACTGGTTCATCCCTCGGTCGCCAGCTCCGAGCATACCAGAGGTGCCCCCAGAGAATGAAGCATTGCGCACTCTCATAGAGGTGTTGATTGGTAACTCACCTCTCATTGGTATGGCAATGTTGTTCCTGAAAGGCATAGGCTGGCTTGCTGAGTTCTGTATTGCTAGGTGAGGCTTTCTAATTGGAGCCATAGTGATTGTCCTTTATTTCCAGAGTAGTCCTGAACCACCATTGCCAGAACCTCTTACTGCATTGCGCCCTTGACCCCAACGATTAACACCAGAATCAGTGCGGTTGTTGCGCTCTTCACGTTGTTTGTCAGACTTCTCTTTTTGCTGTTTGAGCTTGGCATCCAACTCCTTGATGTACTGCTTGGCCAAGATGAAGTTTCTGAGACCGTTCTTCCAGAGTATGTTATTATTTTTGTCTCTCACAGAGAATGTGCCGTCCTTGTTTCCAATGATCTCGTAACCCATGAACTCTTCAGTGATACCTTGCTCAGCATTCTCAACCTTCCATTTCTTGATCATCTGGTGGGGACTGTCTTCCATTCCAGCTGAGTTCCTACGGTTCTGATCCTTGACAATTTCTTTGATGGCTTGTTGCTCGTCAATCTTGCTAGACTTGAAGTCAGACTTAATGGTTGACAAAGAGTTCTCAACCTTACCAAGCTTATTGGCTATTTCCTGGGTTGCTCTGGCCTGACCGTTGGAGAATGAATCTGAATATTGAATCAAACCAGTAATATTGTTAGTTTTGGCATAAGACATACAAGCCTGTTGTGATACTCCTTCATATACAATTTTATCATTTACCTTCAGACCAAAGCCACCAGCAATCTTTACGATCGTTGGCCTAGCATTCTCAGCTCTCTGTTTCATTTTGCTGCTCCTTTTATTCTTGAATTTGTCAAACACTTTGCCAGGCAGTTTGCCATATTTCCTTGTAAGTTGAGTAACCTCTTGGATGTTATGAACTATATCAGAGTCAATAGTTACGCCATCTGACCTCTTAACTGTTACAGACCAGGTCTTGTAACCGTTGTCCTCAATATCAATGATCCAACCAGAATCCAGCTTGAATGACTCTCTCACGTTAGCTCCTTAGAGTACAACCTTTACAACTCTCGCTTTTGCCACAATGCCCGTAGATTGCTAGCACCGGGCATTCATGCCTGGTCATAGAAATGTCTTATTGAGCTTACAGAGGTTGCATGTCCCACAAGGATGATCAGGAGTAACGTAGTTCTCTTCCTTGAAACACCATTTGTGCTCTCTTGCTAATGGAGTCGTCTTTGGTACTATCATAATTGGCCTCTCTTCAATTGAGGTGGTTAAACTGAAGCTAGTGTAGTCGTTAACCCCTTAGGAAAACAAGTCGTTTCTTGGGCCAGTTTGTACTGATTGGTGTCACAGTTTATCTCTCAATAACCTTGAATCAATCTGTATCAATTAAGCCTACTCAGATATTGGCTGAACAAATGGAGTAGGAATATTGCCTCTGCCCCCACCTCTACGTTGCCACACCAAGTTGGCCATAGTGTGACAGTCCACCTGGTCATCGTGCAAATGACTGTCGTCATTGGTAAATCCTGAGTGCTCGTTGACAAAACTATCCACCCAACGATAACCTTCCATCTTGGAATAAGGCACAAATACTCTGCCAGCCGAGATAGGCATGGTGCATCCATTTGCTCTGCTTACCTTGTCATTGATGTCTTGGTTGTAGTTACGGTCTGGGTCTTTAGGCAACCAAGGTCTAGCTGGTATCCTGGCTTCTCGCCTGAACATCTGTATCAAGCTAGTGCCAGAAGCTTTGTCCTCAATCCAGAACTCAGTAGCTGGAGTTACGCCATTGATTGGAATATGGTGTTTTTCCCAGAATAACGAGGACTGCCTCATCAACTCAGGGAATTCCCACCTGCCTTTGACTTGGTCAAGTAGGTACAACCCCATACTACCTTCAAATCCCCAGCATTGAAGCACAGAGAAGTCTGAGCTATCCTTGGCCTTGAATGCTGTATCAGCTGTAATGATCTTGAGTGTTATCCTCTTCTCAACTTCCTTGAGATCATACCAGTACTTCCACCAGCTCTCTTTGAATATGGTAGTAGCACTCTCTGAAGGTGTTTGCTGGTATTGAGACCAATAGAGGTCTGGCTGACCTTCCTTCATCTCATCAAGCTCTTTGGCTGATATACGATCTTCCCAGATTGAACTGCCATCCTCGGATTGAGCAGGTATCTCCAGTACAAACCACTTGTCTCGCTCTTCCTTGAGAAGCTCACCTGCTGGGTCACTTGGGTGGAGTCGTTGCATGATGAGTATGATTGGTGTTCTGTTGTTGTTCTTGCGGGATTTAAGAGTTTTGTTGATGTACTCTATGGCTGAGAGCCTCATAGCAGCACTGCGAGCATCCTGAGCCTTCAGAGGGTCATCTATGATGATAGCCCCACCAAATTCTTCCCTCAACTTGCCAGCACCAAATCCTGTGATGCCTCCACCCATACCTACTGCCTTGACTGAGCCACCTTCTAGCGTATGGAAGTAGTCTTGTCTTCCTCCTGCCTTCTCTCCTACCATCAACACATTAGCTCCCCAGGTTGAATCAATCATGGAAAGATACCACTCTGAGGATAAGGTCTGTCTGATATCTACTGCGTTGGCTACTGCTAGGTCAGAGGCATAACTGGTTAATATGAACTCTGAATCAGGAAAGTAGGATTGAGCCCAAGGTACAAAGCCTTTGACTCCAAGGTCTGTCTTGGCCATTCTAGGAGGCATCAGTATCATCAAGTTGTCCTTGCCTAATGTACCCAGCATAAGCTTGGTCAGAGCTTGAGCAATCTTATGGTGGAAGGGCTTGACTATGCAAACAGTGCCTTCTTGCTGCCTCTTTAAACGCCAAAAATCGACAAGTGAAGGAAAGTCAGACATTTAATACTTCTTGTACCCTTTGGATATACCTTCTTTAGCTGCAGCAACCGCTGAAGCCTGATCATCAGTTCTCTTGTAAATAGTGCCTTTTGGACCAAAGCAAGCATAAGTGGTTTTACCCTTTGACATCAATCCATCTTCTTCATAAACAGTCCAGCCCCTTTCAGACCACACTTGTTTCTTGCTAAAGTTAGTTATTGCTTCCTTGCTCACATCAACTGTTACATTGACGTTCTTGAACTTATCAATATGGGCTCTTGCTGCTTTCTCATCTCCTTCTATATCCTCCAGGTCGCCATTGGACTTGCGTATGCGCATCTTGCCACCACTGATAGGAGCAAATTCAGCTCCTTTATAGTAGGTTGGTGGTTTTGGTCTGATATTAGCTCCCATGCCTGATTTACCCCAACCTGTCTCAAGCTTGTTTGCTATCTCTTGCTGGGCTTTTGCTTGGCCATTCTGGTATGCTTGACTCATCGCTCTTCTCCTTGGTCTTCAAGTTGTCGAAGCAAGGCAACTCTCGTCGCTCTAGCTCGCTCATCGTTGTTTGGTTGATTCAGAGGGATACCACCTGGGCCTGACAATTCAGTCTCCTGCTTATCTCTCCATTTGAGGGCTGCTCTAGGATTAGGGGAGGTGTTGTTGAACTCTTCTCCCAATGCTCTCCTGTTCTTCAACCAGATGAACGCTGCGGTGGTATCAGGAGCATATTGCTTAATTGTATCTGTCTTGATGATCTTACCTAAGTAACACTTGATATCAGTCTCTTTATGGC